CAAATATTTTAAAGAAAAATCTTATGCATAAAAAATGCACAGAATAAACTATATACAGACCAACATACAACATATTTGTAATATAGGGCCATTGGTATTCTGAGAAAACAAAAGAAAGGCGCACGACTGGCAGAAAACCCCAAAGGATATGTTATTGGGGCTATCTAATACTTGGAGTAATTGGCAAACCGTTTCTTTGACATGATTTTCTTAAAAATTGAGAGCTGGAAGGACTGTTAGGAGTTAGCAGTAGTACTATATTTAAAGGAAAAGGGTATATCCAATTAGAAACTGAAGACGATATTGATAAAGTGTATGAGCCTGGAGTATATGCAATAAAAGGCACTTCATACAATGATCAAACGCTTCTTGTCTTCAGTCATAATCTGGGACAGTCAACAGTACAATTTAGAACTAATAACTATGGTGGTTTTTTAGTGTTTAGAATAAAATGGTGGAATGGTGGTTGGGGAACCTGGAAGACGGTTTCTTTGACATAAAATTTATCTGTTTGCACTTCTGGAAGAACTGATTGGTGTTGCTACGAGTGAAAAAGATGGATTGATGCCATCAATTCAAAGAATGACCACTTCATATCAAAAAGACCAGCAGAAGTATTGTAAAATTGCCGAATTTAGAAATCGTTTAACAGGAATATCAATGCTTATTTCAGTATTTAAGAACCATGAAAATTCATCTCCGTCTGTTGTTTTATTAACAGGATATAGCGGTGATCTATCCGTTAATTCGATAAAAAGAGGAATCTATTTAACTAATGTTTATTATCAAAAAAAAGAGAACAAAACCATTGTTTATGTAAAATCATCAGCATACGTGTATATCAGTACATTGTGCATTGGCATGAATGGGTCGCTCAAACTAAGCCATGAAAACAATCTAGATTTACCATCCGACGCAATCGAAATTCCTATATCTTGACAAGAATTTAGCAATATTTGAGAGCTGGAAGGACTATTAGGGATAAATGATACATGGTACAGAAAGAGATCTGATAGTATTACTGATTTTAATGAAGCTAATAAAACTGGATATATACTTCTCCAACATGTCCAATCAATGGATAATAAACCAAATACACCAAGTAATTATGGATATTTGGATACTATTTTTGTTAAAGATGGCTACATCAGGCAGACTTATACAGATTTGCAGAGCAGATTTTTTGTTCGATCATCTAATAACGGGATTTGGACTAATTGGGAACAAATGCAGACAACATAGTATTAAAAATAAGCTAGATTTTAATGAGATAAAACGGATGGGTGCCGGTCCACACCCGTCCGCTCCTCATGTTACTAAAGAATTATAGTATTTCTAGACTTTCAGCATCATCCAGATTCTCATCAACTATATTCATGGATAAAGACAGGTCAACCCCAGTAGTATCCAAAAACAAAGCACTTACACGAAATGAAGCTGTGTTTGTCTTGCTCCGAACGAAGAGATGATCATTTTTTCGTTTGAACTCTATTTCAGAAATCATACTACCGTTGACTTTCCTTATGATATAGGAGTTACCAGTCTTACTATTAATAAAGAACAGACCTGTAGAACCACCCCAATATACATACAATATCATACCGATATAGGCGTTAGATGAACTCGCTAGGCGAACGACACATACTTCTTGAACGGAGTCTTTATTGCAAACCAATATAGGAGAAAGAACGCCTTTTCTCAAGAGCCCTTTACTTCCTAAATTAGCAATCGGCATCAGTTCTTCCAGTACTGAGGCATTGGCTTTCAACGCCTCACTTAATTCCATCTTTTCCATAATATTTTTTATTTACCAGTTTCCAAATTGTTTTTCTTATAATCCTGCCATGAGTCGGCGAGCTGCCCCACCGAAGCGGAAGTGTAGAGGTCAAGTATATGAATCTCGTCATCGGCAAGCTCCACAAGCTCGTTCCGATAGATCTTCTCCGCAAGCACGTGCGCCGGAAGACCGGGCACGTTCCTGTAAATGCCGTCAGCAATATCCTTACGGATATCCGCTATCACCATATCCTGTCTGTCTATCCCCGTGAACAGGGGAAATTTTGTAAAATCAACTTTCATAATATTCTTAATTAAATACTGTTATCCGCAATAAAACATAACCCAATAATTGCCCATACATTTAACGAATCCGGACGCATAATCCAGATCAATGGAGGACATCTCTTTTCCTCCGGGGGCAGGCAGGATGCGCCCGCCTGTCAGTCTTACCCCGCCGCTCATACGTTTGAAGTATATGGTATGTCCCGGAACATCCGGAGGAAGTGTCACTTCTATATTACCCGTATTAATAAACATCACATTGTCATCATTGTTATTCAGGGAAGTGCTGACGGATATGTTCCTCCAGTTCCCCACTATGCCATGAAGAGACACATAACTGTCATTGTTCGGATGAAGGAAAATGTTACCCCCCTCCACGAACAGAGGAATGCTCAGGGTCTTGATGTGCATCCCGATCATGGCATTCGGACTCTGTATGTCAATTCCGGCATCATACGATATCCCTTCGATTGTGACAAATTTCGTGTTCCCTCCGATTTTTACACGTGCAAATGTCCTTTCGTTATAAAACTCTATCTGTCCGGCAGACAGGTTGAAACCGACATGGGAATCCGTCCCCTCATAAAGAGTTTTTGAGGACAACATGCCGGAATCTATGGAAAACGGACCGATACGTCCGCTATCCGCCGTGATTTTTCCGCTGATGTCCACATTGACCGCCCTGATACCGTCCGCATCAATCATGGACGCCTTGATCTTCTCGGTCAACAACAGCTTGGTGGCGATAAAAGTCCAGCTCTGTGCTACTTCCCAGTATTTTATTTTTCCCGAAGCCACATTCTGTTTGGGGGTTTCCGTCGAAACCGACGTATGCGAACGGATGCACAGGTACAGCAGGTTGTCATAAAGTACAATGTCGTAAAACTGCTGCCCTTGCTTGCCCTCCAGGTAAGACACAGACGCCCCCCATACACGCATACGCATGCGCGCTCCCTTATCTCCCTTGTCACCTTTTGGAGCAAAACTGACCTGTCCGGTTCTAGTCACCAACGGCATATCACCTCCTTATTCCTTGGTTGTGATGGTCCATGCCACGTTGCCTCCTGCCTGCTGGCACATGTCCCAAGTACACGTGCCGGAAGTGGCTGCTGTACCGGAAGTAGACGGGTTAAGGACTACTCCTGCACTGTCCATGAACACGAAATAGAAAGTCATGTCCTTGTACTTGGTGGTACTTCCACGCTTGACCAGAATGGGCTTATAGACCACCGTGTCACCACTTTCCCGGATGGTCTCGTCCTCGGGCGTGGGATTCAGGATCAAATCAAACGGATCGGACGCATCCATTACGGACTGCGTGTCCTGACCGATGAGCTTGCCGCCCTGGTACACCTCCGCCTTGAACACACCTGTCGTGTCAACCATATCGTTGGTGACGGTCAATGTCTGTGTGGTCTTTCCGCTCAGCACGCTCCACGCACCGTTGACCTGGTTGTACCACTTGTACGCCAGTCCGGTAGTGATCTCGTCACTGCCCATGCGCGCTACGGCTTTCAGAATGCAGCTCTGCCCTTTGTCCCGAAGGGTAAAATACTTGTTGTCACCGGCAATGATCGTCACATGCTTTTGGTTTCCGACCCCCTTGGTGATGGGGATGCTATAGACGAACTGGACGGTGTCGCTGGTATTCCCTATCGTCACGGTAGCTTCACCCTTGATGGTACAAGAGGCCGCTCCGCTCGCCTTGACCAGATTCTTGACGATCTGCAATCCGTAGTAATCCGTCGTACCGGGCTGGTAAGGGATAAACTTGAAATGTCCCGTCTCACCGCCAAACGTGTTGGTGGAAACATTGCCCGAGAACTTGATCTCGACATCATTGAAATACCATTTCATGGAGGAAGGGACCACCAGCCCTTCCGCCACCCGCGAAGAGGTGAGAATGAAGGACAAGACGGGCTTGAGCGAAGCGAAATCCGGTGCGATGTTCGTCGGCGCGGACGCTTCGCCCATATACTCCTGATACAGATCTCCCTGGTTACACTGGATGGCAGGCATGTATACGCCGCCCTTTTGCGAAAATATGACCTGTCCGGTCGCGCTGGCCAAACTCATGACGCTCCTCCTTCCCCGGTCGTTCCCGTACTATCCGTGCCTTCGGAGCTTTCGGTGTTGTCCTCCCCCCAAGAGGCAGGTGTGAATACTTCGACGGGATGGTCCGTACCGTCTATCTCTTCTTTCGCTGCCTGCGGGGTCAGGCAGATGCCGCCCGCTTCCTTGGCCCTGTCAAATACCGTGTCGCCGGGGAAACGTGCCACGTCCGCCTGCCACAATAATACATTGCCATCCGCTGTCCTGTTGCGGATATCGGTCAGATGCAACCGGTCGGCAACCTCCTTCGTTACTTTAATGTAAAATGCCATACTACTATTGTTTTTAATGTTATCCAAATTTTCTTACTACTACCGCCTTGCCCCCCTGTGTGAGCACCTTGCCGCCTTGTGTCAGCGCCACGTAAGGGCCTCTGTCCTCCACCTCCAGCTTTAACATCATGCCGTTGCTGAAAGGTATCCTGGGAGAGTATCCGTCGGCAACCTTGGCATATCCGGCATCTCCGCTCTTCTTGACGTACCAGTGGCAGTTAAACATGGCGGACGGATTCGGGATAACCCCCATGGTATCCCGAATGACGGGTCTGGGAAAGATGACGTAAGTCCCATCCGGAACACCCGTAGGTACGCCCTCCCAGTCGGCTTCAATCTTCGGAATCCTGCGGCGTATCACCGTAGAGACTGCCGGGTCCGATATGCCCGGGGTTGATGCCGGAGTCCCGGAAGCCGCATAGGTGGCTTTGCAGACAATCGTGATGTCATCACCTATATAATTGCGGTCAATCTTATATACATTCTTGTTCAGTGATACAAACTCCCAGTCGTTGTCACCCGCTCCTGTGGTTATCGCCTCCAGCGCTCCCGTAGACAACAGACGGTACCAGAAGAACTTGCATTTGCCCGTAGCCGTCACGTCCGTGTCGCCTACCATCAGTTTGGCCGTGATGGTCTGTGCGGTGATGTCACGCACCGGGTTCCAGTCCAGCGTGGACGGGCTGTCTATCGTCAATACGGGGATCGCATCCGTACCGTCAACCGCGCGGACAAGACGGCTCATCTGAAAAGTAAACAGCTGTCCGGTACGTGTGTCGGCATATTCCGCGTAAAACTCCAGCGTGACGGGTTTTAGGACGGTGACATTTTTTTTCATTGTGATCTGTCCCTTGCTGTCACCGGACTCCGTAATGCTGTAGCCTGTGTTTGTCGATGTGATAAGTGTGCGTGTGGTTCCGATGCGCTCGTACCACTTCATGTTGGTCAGCCTGGAGTTGACCGCCCCGATTTTAGTCACCGCTTCCGGATCGGTGGCGTTGCACCGCGGAAACAGGACCAGCGGTGTCAGCGTATAGTCCGGAGTGTATTCAGCTTTGTCAGCCTGGTAGACCTGCATGTCCGGCACGCTGCCCACCACCTCGATGTTACAACTGGTTTGTAACAGCCGGTAGTTGATTTCTATTTTTCGTTGCTTTGTTGCCATTGTATAAAACCATTTTAAAATGTTACAAAATTCTCCGCCACTTCAAACTGCTGCCCGTCACGCAATAACGCCTGTGCTTTAAACGTACACACCCGCATGTTGGTATAATTCGGTCCGAGATCATCTATCGTCAGAGGAAGATTTTTCCCGGCGCCGGCACGCTTCACCGCCCATGCGTTATCTTCTGATACATTCCCGGTATCACGCGTCCAGCTCACATCAGCGTCAAGTATATGATCTGTCACGTCACGGTTGTACAGCTTGCCGGTAATATATAGCGTTGTGGAAAAAGTCTCGATATCAAAATACCACCCCTTTGTGCTGCCGATCTCTATCGTAAATTCCGGGTTCCCTTCCAGCATCGCCCATCCGGCCGCCGCATATTGCGGTTCGTCGGCTGTTCCCGTCATCAGGCACTTCCATTTGCAGCCGTAGTGCCAAACCGTGTCCGCCCGCTCCTGCGTATTGGTGTAAGGATTGTCAGAGGACGCGACTTCGGCCGACCAAAAGCCACGGTCCACCAGTTCCTGTACGGGCAGTCCCTGCCAGTCCACCCGGTAAAGTTCACCGAAGATGCCGGCACGGGCGAATATGTACGAGTGCTTATAGTTGACGGGGAGATTGTCAAACAAATCCAAATTGGGCAAACGCCCCAATATCATGTAATAGTTGTTCTGTTCCAAGACAGGCTTCGTTACTCCTTCCAGCCAGACAAGACATTTATCCGTGGTGGCGGACAAATACCAGTAGCTTTGCCTGTCCTCATTGAAGGCGTTTCCTCTTCTGGTAATGATCGTCAACTCTGTGGGAGGATAGTTTTTACCGCCCGGCACCTCACTGTCCGGGTATGACAACACCGAGATGGAGTTGGCCGGGACATTCTTGGACAGCACGCGCATCCACGAGGCGTAATACTCCCCCGTTGAAAAGAGGTTGTTTACAATCCCGTACACTATATCACCCTCCTGGAATGCGGTGAAGTCATTCTCCCAGCGCTTGCGCAATTTCAGGGTATAAGTTCCGTCGCTCTCTAAAGCCACGGACTCAATGACTCCGTTCTCGGAATATGAGGTGTCGCCTTCCTGTGCGTTCAGACGGTTATAGATGATTTCCTTGAACACTGCGGAGCCGCGTACCTCAAGACGCTCGAACTGACCGCGCCCGTCAGGATAGATACCGGCACCTTTACCGGCAATCATGGAGTCGATGAACTTGCCGAACTTCAATAAGAAATTTGTTCCGTCCGCTTGATCCTTACGAAGGAACATTACTAAGGAGCGCAATGCGGAATACACGTTACTATCCGTGGCCGGTGTAGAGTCATTCCTTCTTATCACATACACACCGCTGTCACCATCGCCCGTATAGGTCTGTCCCTTTAGGGTAAGGCTCTCAACCTTTTCCTCCAGCTCCCCGATACGAGAATAGGCGGCGGTTTCCCCGACAGTATATATAGGGGAATCATAAGCTAAATCAAGATTGAATTCAAATCCGATAACCCTTGACTGCCTTCCGTTCTCGAAATAAGCCTTGTTGATAAGGTTGACCTTTTGACCGATGCTGTAGAGGTTGTGAATGCCATCCTCACGGTATGCGTCATTTGACATCATCGTGCAGCCATAAGTACTCGGGTCTATCTTGGATTTGGCAGCGTACTTTTCAGTCTTTTCCTTCAGCTCCTGCTCGGCGGCACCCACAAGCCCAAGTTCGGTTATTTTCGTGCTGTCCCAGCCGGAAAGCACATATTCATCTCCATCCTGGGGAAAGAGCACATCACCGGGAAGCGGTCTGCCATAGTCCTCATTCCTGACTATCTCCCAAAGCTGTGCCTCAGGGTTCCATCCGCCATCCTCCAATTTCTCCGGCTTTCCCTCAGGATTGAACTTCACGGCAAACTCCAAACCGTTGAGAAGTCCGGATGCGAAACGTATCCTCAGCTCCTGACCGGGGAGGATATATTTCTCGGAAAAGTTAACACCCGTGTCCCTAAAGCGGTAGGCATTCCATTTTTCCTCGGTGGTTGTGCCGTCCTCATTCTCCACCTTGTCCGTCACTTCGATAGTGGTGACATCCGACATGATGCCTGTTCTTCGAGGATAGACTTCATCGAAGATAACCACCTGCTCGACGGCTTCCTCGGTAGTCATATCAGGATAAGCGTCAATGTAAGGAGTGCCTTCGGGAAGCATCAGCCTGCGCTGCACCACGCCGTTCACAACCACGGTCTCGTCAATGGGGCGGTAGTCTGCCGGTATGTTACGGGTGGAACCAAAAGCGTAGATACGGGTGGCATAGGTGGACTGGGATTCTGACTGTGACATTTCCTGCACGTTTTTCCCGATCTCGAAATCCACCGCGTCACCGGACTCACAACGCCCGAAATGGATGATGTTTTCAGTCACCCAACATTCGCAATCCCATTTCTTCGCCATCTCAAAACAAGCGTCAAGGATGTTGATGTTGTCGTAACTCATCAACTGGGACTTGTTTTCGACTGTGAAATCAATGGAGAAAACAAAATCCTGTCCTTTGTATGTGTAACCAAGAGCTTTCAGATTTCTAAGGACTATACCGGCTTGTACGTCAAGCGGAGCGGTCAGGTTCCAGGACGCTTCCTGTCCGGCCGTCTCCGGGGTATATTTGAAGATTTTGTTTTTCCATTTCCAGTAGTAAGCGTCAAGCTGAAGCTCATAGTCGTATGCCCCAGTTTTCCTGTTGTACTTGGGTTTGTACAGATCGCATAGTTCGAACCGCCCGAAACGTGTGTCCTCCGTCCAGTCGCCCAGTTTGAAAAAGACAGGAGATTTCAGGGAGAACTTCAAAAGTATAAAGTCCTCCTTCATCAGAGTGAACTTACGTTTGCTGCCTTTTCTGACAACATCCTGGTAACATGGTGTACCAGCTGAATTTCTGATCTCAATTTTCATACAATATCTTCCCTGTCGCCCGGATTGGGCTCTTTGAGTTTGACCATAAACTTACCCCGGCATTTTCCGTAACTTCCATACTTGCCGCAAGACAGATAGTACAGATTGTAAATCTTTCCCAGTGCCGGAATTTTCAGTGCAATTTTACCCTTTACCAGTTCGGATACAAAGGACGAATATTTATCCAGATAGTCACTTTGCGAGTTTCCCGTAATAAAAAAAGGCAGGCTGAGCTCCCTAGAATCCATCTTACAGATCTCAGGCGATGAAGTAATCTGTACGCCATGTTCCAACCTGCTGTCATTTTCGATATAGTCCTTCACAGGAGGGGGTGTCAGTATAGCCTCCAAAGCTCCGTCCATCAATTCCGCACCCCATGTACTCCAGATATTCCTGCCATTAATAAAAGCATTCCTCTCCATAATCACATTCCTTTTGTGTTTTTTTCTATCTCGGCAAGAGTGTCGTCCATGCCGCTCAATATGCCGGTATATTTCTCAATTTTCTCCAAATGATCGTTGCATTCATGCAATACATCACGCATTTCCGTGACACACACCGAATGAGCAGCAAGTTCCTTTGCCATATTCAATGCCGCCGTGGAAATAATAAGCATATTCGCATTCATTTCCGTTCCTTTGGTTTCCAAACGTACATTAGACTCATACATGGCTGTCAGCCGTCCGCTGATCTCCTCACCTGTTTCCTGGCTCATGGTGGTGGAATATCCTTTGGAAGAGGATTGGGAATAAGAGTCTTCGGATGCGTCCCACCCGAAGATATCCGCCAGACTGTCTCTCTCGGCCAGCACTGCTTCAGACAACTGTTCCTGCATCTCACGCAATGCATCAACCTCATCTTTCGTATAACCATCCTCACCATATTCTGCCCAGGTTTTATATAGTTTTCTGACCTCTCCCTTGTACTTGTCGGCCATCATGGCTCTGATAATGGATTTGCGGAGCTGTTCCTCCAGATTCTCGGCCAGTTCTTCATTTCCGTTCTCCAGATCGGATATCATCTCCCAGTAAGAATCCTCAAAACTGTCAAAGGATATACCGGTAACCTGTTCTTTCACCGCCTCCAGTATTTCCTTTTCCGTTTCGCCATATTTGATGATATTTTCCAGATGGTTCCTGAACTCTCCGTCCATAACAGACCAGAGACCGGCATAATTCTCCCTGATGGACTGCAAGACTTCCGGGGACATATTGATCATATCCTTCATCTCGTTGAACGTCACACCGTACTCCCTGGATATCTCCCCGGCGACATCACGCCAGTTCTGTCCTTCCCATTTGTAGGAGCCTTTCCACATCCTGTAACCCTGGCTGTGACTTCCGATACTGCTGCCGGCACTCAGACGTGCCTCGGCAAGTTTCTTTTGTACATCCAGCTCGTTTTTTGCAATATTCAGAGCTTCCTCTCCGGCTTTGGATGCTTCTGCACCGTAACTTTCATTTATATATGCCTTTTTTTTGTCAAGCAGCTCGTCCCAGATATCCAGTAGATTATCATACTGCGCCACCATCTCATTATAACCGGAATAATCAGCGCCATGGAAAATACCACCGGCCCCCTTGATTCCAAAAATGGACCCCACCGTATCGAAAATTCCTCCTACGGCATTGCTCACAGTTTCCAGTATATTTCCCACGAATTTGTCAAGCCCCTGGTCACCGATCTGGTCAAGTATGGCCAGGATGGCAGCAATAATCCCGCCTATCTTCGATCCGGATTCCGAGAGTACGTCAACCAATGACCCGACACTATCCCCGAATGAGGAAAGACTTACATCCGCCTCCCCGAGCTGTGCAATGGCATTGGTGACTCCGGTTATATTGTCTATAGCCTTCTTTGATGACTTGTCCACATTCGTTTTCGCATTCGTGACATTCTGGGATGCTGTATTAAGCTTTTTCTTCGCCACCTCCTGCTCGGCATGTGTTCCACTTTCCAAGGACATATTATATTCATCCTGAGCCTTGGTCAGTTCCTCCTGAGCTTTTCTCAGATTGTCCAACTGGTCTGGAAGATCACCAAGCAGTCCGCCTTTGTCAATAATGGCGGATTGTATCCCGTCTAAAGCTTCGTCAACAACCTTTTTTTGCTCTACAGCCATATTCTTATACTCATCGGATTCACGGAACAGTTTCAACTGTGCCCTGACTTTGTCAAGCTCTTTTTTAGACACCTTACTTAAATCCCCGAATATCAACTCCCAATTGATCTCCTGCTTCAACTTCTCAACATCCAGGGCCGACAGAGCTTCCTCAAACTCCTTTTGCAGGGATGCGATCCTGCCTGCATCAGACTCACTATCCATCAAATTCCTGTATTTGCGCGTCAACGCCTCCTTTTTCCCTTGGAAGGTGCCGTATTTGATCAGATATTCGTCCCATGCACTTTCCTGCTCACGCAAACCCTCTTTCCTCTGACGTCTGGTGGTGTTGCTGATGATCGTGTCAAATGCCGACGTATCCACGGACACCGAGTACGAGTCAAAGGATTTTTTCACATAACGCTTGTCCTTCTTCGCCTTCAGTTCCTCCTCGGCCTCGAACTTTTCTTTCTCAAACCGGATTACAGCCTGGATATAGTCATCCTTCTGCCGCCGCAGAAGCGATATCTCCCTGCGGTTGTCAAGTTCCCGCTGTGCCAGTTCCTTTTCAGCCCCGGCCTCCATAGCATCAATACGGGTTTGGGCTATCCGGTATTCCAGTTCCTCCTCCTGACGCTGACGCTCCTGCAAATGTTTCTTCTGCAAGTCCTCCAGTTTCACACTCTGCGCATTAACCGCATTGGCTTTCTGAGGATCCACCTGGATATCCGTCTTGCCGGAAAGAATGGTGCGGGCCATGTCCCTGTACTCGCTGCCCGCATTCTTTTCGTCTGCAAGCCATGTTTCCAGCTGTTTCTTGTTCATCTTGATGAACTCATCCCGCATCTTGATCCTCTTCTCGTTGTCCTCCAGGGACTTCTCCAGACTCTCACCCCGCAGTTCCCGGATTCGGAGCTCAGCACCCTTGATCATGTCGCCATACTTCCTGACATCATCATCAATACGTGCCAGTGTGCCCGGAGTATTATCGAACCAGGAGGTGGAATATCCGGTATTGCTCATGGAAAAAGTCACATACACCCCTCCGGCCTGCTGCGCCTTCAGCGCGTTCTGGTATTTCTTCCTGTATTCCTCCAGATTATTCTCCTCTTCCTTGATGGCTTCCCGGTTCATATATTCCAACAGTACCTTCTGCTGCCGCACGAACTCCCTGGCTTTGCCGCTGGAAATATCCAGTGCCTGTCCGTATTCCCCCACTTTGGTTATCACTCCGGGAATATTGTCCGTGATTTTGGTGATGATGGAATTAAGTTCGGCCTGCTCATCCGAGGATAGTCTGGTCTTGGTCTTCAGCTCATCATATCGGTCCAGCAACGGCATATACTCGGAATAAAGGCTTATAGCCCGTTCCTTCTGTTCATAAAACTTTTCATTGGCGGTGGATACTGTTGTATTGACAGTTTCAGCCATTCTGTTTTTCAGGCTGATCCATAAATCTCCAAGCCAGGACAACCGTCTTCCTAGTTTCAATTTGGCATTTTCCAGCCTTGCATCAGCCTGAGCAGCCTTGTCAGATGCGGATACATACAATTCGGATTGTGTTAGCTGGCGGTCTATGATATTGGACACCCCTTTCATGAAATCACCAGTTTTGGCAACCTCCTCATTGATTTCTGCGGCGGAAAGTCCCAGGTTGTCCAGTATAAGAAGTGACTTGCGCCCCAGACCGGTTACAATCGAGTCTGTCATATATTCCACACTTTGACCGGTCTGTTGTGCCTTCAACTGGGCGAATGCCAGATATTTTCCCATATCATCAACCGGGATCCGGAAATCCTTTGCCTTGACCGTCGCTTTCATCAGCTCAAGATCCGACAAGGCTCCCTTAGTGGCGGTACGAAGGTTTGCAAGAAGATCAGGGCGGTCCAACTTCTCAAATGCATGAAGAACTCCGTCAGCTTGAATGGCCACCTCCACACTTTCCTTGACAAATTCCTTTGCCTTGGACATGCCGTCTTTGAAAAAATCAAGGGCAGCCGCTCCGGCGGACGCAAAAAATCCCACCACCATAGCTTTCATATTCCCCAGTTTCAGGAATGACCCGGAAGTTTCATTGGTTCCGCCACGCAGACGGGCCATCGCCTCTCGTGTTTCCTCCAGCTGCTTTTCCAAGCGGGCATATTCTTCCGGATGAAGGGACTTGACAGTATTGTCCAGCTGTTTTTGAAGCCCGCGGGCTTCTTTGGCCAGTTCCGCATAAGTTTTCTCGGTGCTCTTCATGGAGGAGCGGAGAATCTTCACTTTCGCATTATTATCGGATATGACTTTGGAATTGGATTTCAGCTCTGCCTCCAGACGTTTGTACTCATCGCTGCCTTTCTTGCCGGAGGCTACCAGTTCTGTCATCGAATTGCGCAAGCCGTCATTCGTCCGTTGCAGCTCACGGGAGGACGCGTTTAGACGGTTCAGTTCCTCACGGGCCTCACTGGTATTCAGGGAGAGAGTGAACTTTATATAATCATCTTTCAGTTTCTTGTTCATACGGTTACTTTTCGGCAAAACTAGTAACCGGCAAGGAAGGGGCAAAGGACGGGAGAACATAAGAAGCCCCGCATATCCATGGACAGCGGGGTATTCAGTATAATAAATGTTTCAATCAAAATCAAGATAGAGAAGCTTTTCTTCTAAAAGATATGTCTTCCTACATTTATAATTAATTACAATTATATTTATAATATCAGAAATCTTATTCTTCTTCTTCGATGATTCCTAATATCCAATTAACCCATGATAGAACAGTTGAAGCCCTTCTCCTAAATGTTGTTTCTGAATTAATGTTATAAAGGTTTGAAGTTTTCATAATTCTCACTATTTCATCTTTGGTAGGTTCTTCTGCTTTTTGTATATATAGTGCTAAAGTCCTATTAAATGCCCTATGAGCCAATATTGATTTGATAAATTTCAATTGTCTCTCAACAATACTTCCAGTCTTGAACAAAGAAAGGCCTACATCAGTTAATTCAAAAACGGTTTTATCATTTACTTGGCTCTTTTTGACTAAATTTAAATATATTGCAGCATTCGTGTAATAATCCACCTGCCGCATATCGAAAGAATCCTTTTCCTTAAAATCATAGTTGCAACTTAACGCTTCTTTCGTGTAATCCTCGTCAATATTATTGTATAATATTTCACAAAAATTTATGATCCTTTCAAAAGAATCAGCTTGTGGGAAAGGTACATTTGTGGGTTCATCTACAATAGATATGGACTTTAGTATTTCTTGTATTGTTTCAATATTCAGAAGCTGCTCAGAAGTATCTTTCAGACGATACTTTTTTTCTTTGATGAGTACTATGGAATTGTAATTACATAATTCATTGAACTGATATTCACGCAAATGAAATATACCATTAGTATAAGTAAGAAAAATAGGGCGGATCTTCTTCATTATTCGACCTTGCCATAAGCGATAAGGATAATACAATTGTCTGATTAAGAAGTCAGAAGATAAATTATTTTTAGCTTCAATTAAATTTAATGATGTAGCCCCCTCATATCCACCGTCAATCTCAACTTGTGCATTTTGAACATCAACATCAAGGAACAAATTTTTTTCTCCAAACTTTCGGACTTTAAAACTAAATGCTTGTGACCCCATTCTCCCACTGACAGTCGGCACTAAATTTTCATCTTGAGTGAAATCTTCAATGATCCGGGAAACATACGCACAATTAATCGCTAATGCCTCGCTTGTTATTGTTGAAAAATCAAGGCTTTCTATATGCGATGGTATTGCAAACTCTGTAATATCAAGATTAGGAGTTTCTATAAAATTTTCAAATGTTTCGATTTTAGATATTATATATCCTCCTCTTGAAATTGGAAGAATAGAAAGTTGTCTATCTGATAACGTCTTAGGAAGCTGAAAGCGATGATCAAATTTTGTCATTAACCTAGCTTCTCTAAATTCATTTATAACTTTAGAACTAATAATATATTGACCATCTCTACTTATGGCACCATCTATGTTATATTTTTCAAACAGTTGAGCCCATGCACTTTCATTTTTTGAATCACTCATAATTGCTAATTAAAAATTCATTTACTTGTCCTCTTTTGGTTGAATCTGAGTTTACAGCTCGAATGGCTTTTACAATATGGATATTATATCCGGCATAAATTTCTCTTATAAAATCAGCTGATGAATTTGACAACAAGAATTTTATCCCCCTGTCATTTAACGAATTACAAACATTCCTTAAACGAATTTGATCTTCTTCTGACCAGCCTCCTTGTATATACCCCGTAAAATTTGAGCTATCAGAAAGGGGATGATATGGAGGATCCAAATATACAAAAGAATTAATTGGTATATCTTTTAGTACCTCTTCATAGTCACCACTTAATATTTGTATTTTAGATGTATTCAAATATTTACTTACAGCTCTTATTATAGGTTCATTAACAATATTCGGATTCTTATATTTTCCAAATGGAGAATTAAATTCTCCTGCGTTATTTACTCTATATAATCCATTATAACAAGTCTTGTTAAGGTATATAATCCGTGATGCTCTCTCAATCTTGGAAAGATTTTTAAACGATGGTTTTCTATCAATAGCACGAATTTCATAAAAATAATCTGCTGTATTTTCATGTTTTTTCAAGTCTTCTATCAATTCATCAGGATTATCCCGTATTACTTTATAGACATTAATAAGTTCTTCGTTGTAATCATTTATAATAGCACGTTTAGGTTGTAATTCAAATAATAATGCCCCGCCTCCTATGAATGGTTCATAGTAAGAACAATTTGACAGTCCTTTTGGCAACCTTTTTTTTATTGTTGGTATAAGCTGTCTTTTACCACCAACCCATTTTAAGAAAGGTACTACAAGTCTATTTTTTGCCATTATAAATAAATATATTAAAGTTCTTTACGTCCAACATTATTTTCTATTACCTTCCTTCTTTACTTTTTATTATTCACTTTGTTTTCCCATGTGAGTAACTTTATTACATGATACGCACATTCTAACGACACTGCAAATATATAAAAAGGAAACTACAATATAATTATCAGACTGAAAATAATAATTAATCTATAATGCAAAAATTGCATTAGCACTCTCAAAGCTAATGAGGACGATATCCGGGACGATACGCACTGTCATTCCCGTCCGGCCAGGGAAACAACTTCTCCAGCCGGTTGCGGATTTCCTTGCGGAGCGAATCGGACATGCCCGCTCTCAGATCAGGCAATGCGTTGTTGTATACTATCCCCCATATCTGACGGTTATAGATACGGAGATCGCGTTTCTCCCGCATGTCAAGAAAACGTATATAAAGAGGGTAGCCCGTTTCCAGCATTATCGGATCCACCCCCGTTATCTGAAACTCGGCTGCCGCAAGACGGTCACGCAGATGCCCTGTACGGCCGGGCACAATTTTATCCGGGCGGAATCTCACCTTAAGCTGTCTTCCTTCCCGGTAAATACCTCTTTCCGCAATATCCAACTGCCGTTGATAAATGGTCTTGAAGTCACGGGACAGGGTTCTTTTGAAGAACTCCTCCCTCACTGGGTTCCATCCGTCACTCATTCCGTACTGAGTTTAAACGACACACTCCAACCGCTGTAATCCGTATAGAATCCTGTTTCCGGGGTAGTGGTCATCCGGTCAAGATTATGCATAAGACAGCACCCCCTGTTCCTGTCACCACGCATCACATTCTTGATGCTCTCGACAAGGGGTTGTGTATCTTCCAGCACCCGAACCGGACCACGGCGCTGCATATCCATACGGTCCATCAGAAATATAAGGCACAGGTTATCCTCCTCCACATTGTCCGGATCCGTACCTGTCTCCTGTGCGGACGGTACGACCACGAACAGAACCGGAAGCTCGTCAGAACTGATACTTTTCAGACAGTCGCTCATGTCCTGGTCCACATTCACTACTCTGACGGAATGTATGCCAGGTACACGCCGCATGACATCCTCATAATACTCACGATAGGTTTTCAAACTGATCATAGGCTCTATCTTTTGGAATGTAATTTTTCAAACTTCTTTCTGTAAAGGAAAATAAGGATATCCCAGAACGGTGTCGCCCTCACCTCTGCATAGTTCCCGAATGCCCCGTTCTCAGCGATATCCATCCCAATGCCTGTCCAGCCGGTATGGTCATCCGCTTCCGGCTTCTCATCTTTTCGGAAAAGAATCCGCAAGTCAACCGTTTCACCGTCAATCTCCAAAGGCTCCTCCCGGATGATGGCGAACACATTCATAAAAAACAGATAAGCATGAAGACAGAGTAGAATTGGCGGTTCCGCACCTTCCCTTCCCGTATAAAGAGCTTTTCCGAACTCCCGTAATATCATGTCCCTGTCGCCGCCACCCTCATCACCCATCCGTCTTACCAGTGCCATGCACTTGCAGAAGGTGTCAAAAGATACTCCGTTGAGCATGTCTTCCGGTCCGTGAAAGCCGTTCCATTCCGGAAGGAGGTTGATTCCGGTACTCAGGTCCAGCCGGAAAGATTTTCCCTCACGAATAACGAACGGATCCGTCAGGGACAACAGTGCCAGCGTTTCTTTCCATGTGGATGGAGGAAGATGCCCCATATCAACTGGGAGTGCCAGAAAAAGAGACAGAATTTTCAAACGTATCCCGGGTTCCGACAATATATGCTGGTTAGCCATGGTGGCGATCTCCAGATAACGGTAATACTGGGCAGGTGTCAGTTCCTCAAGCGTTTCCGGCACACTCACTTGTCTGTCCTGATAATATATTACACGCATAAAAATCAAAAGGTTATCCCCTTGCTTTGAAGCGTGGGGCCTGAAACATAGAAATCAACCTCCTCAGGCGCGGTGTCCAAAGCCGCCACCGTATCCTGCAATTCCTGAAGATACCGGTCGGCATCGGCCTGAAGACTGTCCGCCACACTTTTCCGCGCCTCTTTCTCTGCCCGTAACTTTTCCTTTACAGTTCCGGTCTGCTGCACCTGTACGATACCTTCCGGAATAACCTCTACAGGCAGGCGATCAACCGCTTTCTTGATGGCCAACAGTGCCAGAGGTCGCTGGCATTCCTCCAAAAGAGTGTCACATACGTCCGGATCCCTTCTGACAAGCCAATCAAACCGCTCCTTTCCGACAACAGGCAGAATGTCTGTACGCTGTATTTCACGCAGGATGGGAACCAGTATGAGAAATAGACGGTGGCTGCCGATATGATAGAACTCGTCAAACTCGTCCTTGGTACGGATGAGCAATCCGTCCATCTGTCTTTTAGCCAGGCTTTTTTCCCAGAAGTCAAACTGCTTCTCCTCCAAGAATCCTACCAGAGCATCCACCGACTCATACGCCAGATTAAGTATGTTCATTTCATCCTTATATTCCTGAAGGGCAGTCAGCCCCTTCTCATTCTCTCCCAGTTTCCTCTGCCTTCCGCTACCGCCATGCTGTGCATCCAACGTGGGAACAACCTTTACCCATGCGAAATATGCCACGGCACGCTGCGCCATGAATACAAGTTCCTCTTTCTCTGGATCCAGGTCTTCATCCCAATAAAGGTCGACTATCGCCGAAAGCACGTCCGCCCCGATAATACAGGTCAGCTGGCGTGCGGCCAAAGGCAGTACCGGCTTCCACTTGGAATAGTCCAGGCTGTCGGAAATCATTCCCAGCGCCGCGACAAGCTCCTGGCGCCCTTCTCCGTTTCTGTCGAATATCATTTTCATAACTTATATATTTTCTTTCATACGGTTTCCCGGCGACACGTTCTCTTCCTGACTCACCACATTCCTGTACAGTCCGATACGTATATCTGTTCCCGGCCAGTTAGCGTTGATATACTCCTGCACCGGCTTGCAGAGTATCATGTCCGGAATAGCCGTTTCAGACGCATTGTAGACCTTGATGGAATACAGTTTCTCGCTTCCACTGCTCAGTTTGTTTTCCAAAATGAGGTTCGCCAGCACTGGATCAATTCCGAACCCGGAGGTGGCAGCAGCGTCAGCCTTGTTGCTGATTCTAATCTGTGCCTCGATGTAATCCTTCACCTTCTTATCAATAGGAGTCACCTTCCATCCCTCAAAATCGTTGGCTTCATCGCTCCAGAACCGGGTGGTGTGCATATATTTTCCCACATTCTTCATCCCGGTAATACCTCCGGCAAATTTCTCCATGCATTCATCCTTGTAATCCTCCAGCATCTTGGCCGTATAGGTTTCCCCACGCTTGCGGCATACGGATTTCAAACGTTCCTCCGCCTTGTCCCAATACCCTTGTGGAGATTCTATATGCAGACTGAGCGCGCTGGAATTCAGATTATAGTTATGCAGTAATGGTGCCAAGGTACCGGCTATTTTCAGCCAGTCAAAGGCTCCTAGAAAACGCGGGGTACTAACAAAATCCTTACAGAAGGAATAGATGTTGTAATATCTGGCCGACACCGGATATCGGAAAGGATCTGCCGGATCAAACATGGGATACCTCTCCATATATTCAGGATCCGGGAAAGGGAAATCTCCCACGACAATGCCTTCCGGATCATTTTTCCCAGGGGGAGGGTACAACAGTCTGGCACGCTGGTAAGGGATATGCTCCAACCTTAGTAGCTTCCCCCGCCCGCCAATACGGGGCGCACGGTTGCGGACAAACTTGATAAAGAAGCCCTGCATGTGGGTGAGATCAACCAGACAACGGTGCATACAAATCCGATAATCCCAGGAAGACATGTCCGACTCAATATCAGGTGCAAGCACCCATTTTTTGTAGAAACGGTTGTCCGTATCATCAATTGCATCCTCATAGAACCGGGGACCGTCCCCCCATTGCAGACCGGCAATCTTGCCAAGAATACCCTCGCCGGCATAGAACCGGTCAAGCAGGCGCATGACCTCTCCGGGCATGTCATTGTTATCCCCCATCGGAACGATATCATATCCGGCCACACTCATTTTCCTCGTGAAACAGGTGTTACGGTTATGGTTCAGCATGATACTGGAAGGTTCCCATCCCTTACCACGTCCTGAAATGTCAAAGGAATAAAGCGATCCATTGCCGGGGTCCACAAAGCCGAAATTTCCGCTACGTCTTACCTCCATATTACAAAACTGTTTTCTGTCCGTTAAATTCCACTACCAGAATCTGCCAGCAGTTCAATGCGTTGCCTGTTTCCGTATCGACAAGAAACAGTTTATGACTGGCATTTTCTATTTTTTCATCAGAAGCCTTGGAACGAAGTCTGGCCGCTTTCAAAAACACCAGATCACCGCCAGACTGTTTCTGACGGTTGTATTTCCGGAATTTGATACTGAATGTCCCTTCAGCTTTGCTCACCGCTTTCATCTCCTCGACTGCGGTATATAAATTAATTTGTCCCATATTCGCTATTTTTCAAGCAAATATGGGACAAATGCAATATGGGATAAAGGACAGGACTACTTGCTTTGTGGATGCAATTTCTCTATCAGTCCTGCATAGAACCGAAAGAATTGCACCAAATCCAGATTTCTTTTCAAATTGTCCGGTTCCATCAACTCAAAGTCATCCAACAGAATATCCGTCAATTTCTCCGTATGCTCCCGAAAGGAACCGGGCTCATGATCCTGTATATTAGCCAGCGCATCTATCACTTGATCTGTTATGACAGCATTCGGGTTAAATCCTTCTTCTTTCATTTCAGGCCTCCTTCCAATATTTTAGGGTTTGTAGATTCACAGAAACGGAACTCGCCGCGTACTGGATAAATATGAACTATGAAGACAGTATTATACGGATTCTTATCGGGATAGACCTCAATATGTATATCATTGTTTCTGGAAACATCCACACGAAGCGGTTTGGTTCTTGGAAACTCTTCATCCAACATGGACGCTTTGGCACGAATACTCTCAATAAAGGCATCACGTGACAGTTCATCAGGAATCAATACATGAGTGAAAGTGGAAATCCACTGGTTCATAGCCCTGCCTTTATTGTTGACAGACAGGTAAGTTTTGGGCTCATCAATAAAGAATTTCATTTCAGCCCTCCTTTCTTGCAAAGATGTAATGACACAACAAACCAAGCCAGGCAAAGCAATGCAGGAACAGCCGACACAAAACCGGCACATACCAATGCAGAAAAAGCTAAGGAAGCATGAGCCATAAGGCACACCTGACGGTTAGACACTGATTCTTCAAGTACGGAAGAAAATAATTGATTTTCACGGTTCAGCCACATAGTTAGGACTGACGATTTGCTCACGACATTTATGTCGGTAGCAGGAATTGAAGCTGTTTGTTTCATACGGATTGATTGCTTTAGCGTTTCGGCAATAATAGAACGCAAGAACGGCCGCCGTTTCCCGAGTTCGCTAAAACAATCAATCCGTAGTCACTCCGTAGAGCAATTAAGTTGATGGGAAAGGCAGCCGTAACTTTTGCACAACAAGTTGTGACTTCTACAATCTCCTATATATCATTTTGCTGACATCTGCAAAATGAACCTGTATGGGCATAAAAAAAGCCCATTAAACTATCATGAGCATTAACCGCGCTCTACGTTCCTGACCAACAGAATTGAATTGTTTTAGCACTGCAAATATGAGGATTATTTTTTAATCCACAAACTTTTTGGGATTTTTTTTGAAGGCGGAGCACTGTCAGTGCCATGAAGGTAAGAGAAGCATGAGCCATAAGGCACATCTGACGGTTAGTAAACTTTCTTCCGAAATGAAAATTCTCTGATTTCAGTCATATAGCTGACCTCTCCACTGCTCTTACGGATAACGATAAATAATTAAGTGATTAAGAAACAACCACAAAAAAGCCCCGAACTTAAATAGTACGAGGCATAAAATCTTAAATGTCATTCATTTATAGGTACATAAAATGTAGTTTTTGACGGAGTATAGATACCACAAGTAATAACCTCCAAAAAACCATTTAAAAAAGTATGGTGGTTTTTGATTGCATACTTCTGACGATCCCCAACATATTGCTTGATATCTTTCTTGTTTGATGCTGGTGATATCAACCCGAAAAGAAAATGATTGTTTGTCTTTGAGTTCAAAACTCTTTTAGGTTCGTCAACTTCCATGCCACCTACATACAATTGAGAACTATAACATGAAGACAACAATAAAGATAATGTGCTAACTAATACTAAAAGCATTACTTTTTTCATGATTTTGTTTTTTACGAGATTATTATTTAATTGGAACAGCAAATGTAATGATAATATCCAACAACCAGGCATTTACTAATGGATTTTTACTAGTCTTATAGCAAAATTCAATTTAATAAATTATGAATGAGGAAGAGCACATCCAGTGAGAAAAAATGATAATAACCAGTTTAATATCCATTTTACCTGATCTGACAACAGAACTCCTACTATAAAGCTGACAATACTACATACCATATTTGCTGATTTCAAGTAATTGGAAACAATCGTTGATTTCTTTACTTTTGAATCCAAAACCTTTGCTTTTTCATTATCAACCTGTTGTCTCCTCTTCGCTTCAACATATTTAAGATAATTCCCATAACACAGAAATGCGTCCCCCGCCTCTTTTGTCACGACAAAGCTTTCCCCCTCTCTTTTTATCATCCCTTCTGATTCTAACTGCATTAAAGCCGTGTCAAATAAATATTGTTGTTCCTTACCCTTGTAGAATCGTTTTATATCCTCTATCGGCACTCCATAATAAAACATTGCCAATATTTGTGATTTATCTTTATCGTAGGGTCTCATACATTAAATGGTGAATCCCTTATCAAAACGCGCCCAAAGGTATTAGTGTAACCTTAACCCGATTTTACGGATTACGTTTTGAAAAGGGGTTCATGTCCTGTTTCACCAATTTTTATGACTCTAATTTTGAGGGCATCACAAATGTATGAATAATATTCAACATTCCGAATTTTCTAGCGGATTTTTATTACCTTTGCTGATGCATCAAAAATATGAACCATGACAAAAGAACAGGAAGATATCAAGCAGTTACAAAAAGAGGTAAGCCTTATTTGTATGCACCTTTATCAGATCAAAAAGCTGATAATAAACAGTCTAATATTCCTTTTGCTTGGTCTGATAACAGGACTTCTGTTATAAATGCACATCCTGTTCACAGATTTTAATATCAGGCAGCCAAATCTGAAACATCTTTTTTACCTTGTTTACACAGCATTATATCAGTATAACAGCTACTGTAATTCACACAGGCATTGAATTCCACTTTCACACAATCCTTAAAAGGATTACCGATTGAGGGATTATCCCCAATCCAACTGCATAATTCAAGAATGGAAGATTTATTGGATGTAAAATACACAAACGAATGCTCCTTCAGAACATGCAGGACATTCAGATAATCAGCCAGATGCCAGTACATTTTATATGTTCCGACTTCTGTACTTAAATAAGGGGGATCAACCAGGAAAACCACCCCCAGAACATCCTTGTAACGTTTGAACACTTCCTTATAATCTTCACTGACAATGGTTAGTCCTTCCAGATAATCCTTCGCATCGGAATAGTCAGTCCGGTGGATAGTGTTATAAAACGTTTCTTTCCTCATATTATCCAGATTCAGCACATATTTCATGGAAAACAACAGGGATGACGACAATGTGATATAATCAACGTAGCCATGTTCCTTTTCCTCCTTTTCAATACGAGCCAATATTCTTTCACGGGCTTCACCGGTTATACGTTTCTTTCTGGGGAGTTCCGCTGTTATCCTTCGCAAATCTGCCAGCAACTGATTGGTATTCGGTATATTGTCAAGCCGTTGCCGGTAGTTGTCGAAATCATTATATACCACAACAGCATCAGGTCTTACCCGTTTGGTGATGTGGGACAGCAGCCCCGATCCGCCAAAAAGATCCACAAAAACGGTACTGTCTGGGAATCGGTCCAATACTTTGATGAATTCTTTGGCAAACATACGTTTCTGCCCCACAAACGGAAGCGGGGCAGACAGATACATATTTCTCATGTTACTTTCCATTTAAAAAAACGCCGCAAAGATCTTCTGAATTTATGAGAAACAGGCAGGATCAGGAGCGTTACCCACTGCACGACACATGCAGCAGATCAGACATTCAGTTCGAAACGGACAGTTTCGTCACCAGCAAGCAGTGCACGGGTACTCGGGATATTGTTCTCGTAAATATGTACATTTCCCAAATAGAGGGTGATCGACTTCAGGGGAAGTTCTATCTGCCGTGCCATCAGGTACAGATGATAAATGTCAGCAGGCAATCCGAGATTTGCATCACTGCTACGCTGGTATGCGGACAACACCAGTTCTCCATTGTCAATCTGAAACTGCACCAGGCTCAGGCAGGGTGTCTGGTTGCTTTCCACACCGGTCTCACCTAGGAAAAGCACATAATTCTTACTGTTACGTTTCTCCCTGTTGATTTTGTCTATGAGTGGCGGCAGCTTCTCAAAATAGGTGGGATAAGAGTTCACAAGAATGGATCCGCAATAATCCCACCAGTTGATACCTGCTTCGCGGTATTTTGCCACCTGGCGCTCACCCTGCATAAACAAATGCAGTTCATTACGAAGCTTCTTGCGGGCAATATGATGCCCTTCAAAGATGTCCAACAGATCCGCTGGTGTAAGTACCAGAACCTCATTCAGAAGGTACTGTATGTTCCCCTTCCTGTTTGATTGCGTTTTTCCTGTGGCAAGTATCTTGTCTAGTACCTGATAATACTTGTTCATAGCCATTCCTCTTTATAAAAATGAAACATCCTAAAGATAGGAGAAACAGCACAGTCCGCCTGATAAAACAGCCCGTTCATACTGCAAACGTCTTACAGTCACTCCGAAACCGCTTAACCAGGGCATAAATCGTCCTCTCGCTAACCGAATATTTTTCAGAAAGCACGGCAACGACATAAGATACTTTCTCTCCTTGGCTTGTCCGGTACATGTATTCCGAATATAACTCCACATACTGGACATCCTCCAGACGGACACCCGCCTCCTGCAACTTTTTCAGCAGCTCACGATTAAAGTTTATTATCTCTATCACTTTCATACAATAATATTTGATTATCTTTGCGTCATCTCACTCACATAACATACAAAATGCGTCACACCGCAGCAGAGGGTATTTGCCCCCGGCTGTGCGGTGTGACGCATCTTTGTGTAAGTATGTGGGTGAGATAACTACTTACAGGCCGGGGGTTCTTTTTTGCCTTCCCCCGCAAGGCATTTCACAAGATCCAGTGAAAAACCATCCAAAAAATGACTGATTTTCCCCTTATTTTCGTATTTATCATTCAAAATGTGCGTATTTCAGCCTTGAATTTTGCTGTAAGAGCACATAAATATCTAGTTTTCAATAAATAACACCATAAAACCAAAATCTTTAAAACCATGTCTCTTGTTTCCGTGCGGGCCGCTCAGAAGTCCCGGGGCAATTGCCCCAGGCAATTTTCGTGAAATATGACAGAGAAAAACGGCGGGATGCCTGGTACGGACAGAAATCACTCCTCAAAACCGGGAATATAGGGATTTGCATTATTGCCACGGGCAATACGGACAATGCGACGCCAGTTTCTGCGCATCATCAGGTATTTGAAAGCGTCACTGAAATTGGTAGAAAACATGGGAAGTTTCTTCGGGGCAAGCTTTTCACTCTTCTTGATCTTGAACACCACCTTGGTTTCACCCTTATAGCGGATGCCGGCTGGGGCTTTCTCAACACTGCTGACCATTTCACGGCAATTCACCGCATCAACCAGCAATCGGGGCAATTGCCCATTCTCTCCCTTCATCAACTCCTGCATGAATCCGTATTCCTCCGACTGGGGGATGATACTCTGTCTGCGGCTCATCAGAATGACGGTCCATCCGGTCCGCCGACCATCGGCATCCTTCTCTATGGCATCCTTTATCTTCCTGGCATAATCCTCCCCCTGTCTTTCAAAATTATTGCCGGCCCGGTCATAATACAACGACAGTTCCTTACATTCATGTGAAGCAAAGAAATCCAAGAACTGGTCAGCCAGCTCACGGAACCACCCGGGAGGTATCTCGAAAAAGTTTTTGTGGCATCGGTAATACGCTCCGTCTTCCTGCCCAATCACGAATGAAAGCATGTTGCCGAAGTCCATACCGCCATCCAAAGGTTCATCATGCCGCAGATAGCGCAACTCCCGACTATTTTCCGCCGGCTCTCCTCCGGGACTTCCGTCGTAATACTTATGCCTTTGCCCGAACAGCACATAGAAACGGACATCACGCCGGAGACCGGGCCGCATACCCAGCACCGACTTGCAGAACTCATGCAGTTCAAGAGTACCTTGATATAAGTTTCGTATATATTCCGGGGTCAGGATATCAACATTGACCAGAGAGGATGCGTTAAGAAAAAAGGTTTGTCCGCGGCGCAATTTGCGCAAGGCCCGATCATAATAATCTATTTTCCTTTCCAGACGCGCCAGCACGGAGTGACTGGGATTGTCTTTCTTCTGCTCGCGCAGTTGCTTCAACAGCAGCCCGTTCCGTTCAAAAGCCGCCTGTACAATCAGAATTATACGATCTGGATCCATATTGGGTGCATAACGGAAATACCAGTCATATTCCCCCTCGTTGACATCCGGCATATCAGTGGTGATCGTCAGACCAAGAAACAGATGCGATGCCCCGTAAGTGAGAGAATCGCCACGTAGAACAGGCATGGCACGGTTCACCTTCTCGTCCTTGTCATATTTTGACTCGTCATAAAACAGATGGACCACCGATTTGCCGGCAAGCAGTGAAGGGTTATCCAGCGAACCCATAAAAATAACACTGCCATTCCAGAAGGAATAGCAGTTCCGGTAATCATTGACAATTATGGAGCATTTCGCCTTCCAGGAGGCCGGCGGTTCCTTTCCACGGATATAATGCACCCCCTCGTACAGCCCCATCATTTCCCATCCCTTCTGTACGGCGGGCATGATGTTGTCCTTCAGATTGGCATAAGTGTTGGCGACAAAAGCGAAAGGCGCACCGGGCATTTCCCAGATACACCTGTATGAACGTCTGGACTGTATGACCGTACTCTTGGACATACCACGCCCGGCTATGACAACCAAAATGGTCGTATCCACGAAATCGGTCAGCATCTGGACATTATGGCTGAATTTTACATCCACATCCTCATCATTCGCTATCTTCCTCGCTAAATTCCTCGATATCATAAATCATACGTTTTTTCAAATCAAACTTTCTTATCCGTGCGTCCTCTTTCAGATTATCACGCACAGCAACAGGTATCTCCGGTATCGAGTCGATGAAACCCTCCAGTTCCTTTCTATCAATGGCGGGAACGCCCAGATCCTCACGGTTGGCCGTATAGATATCAACCTTTTTCTGGTTTAGAAGCTCTTCCGGTATCTCCGCCTGTTCCTTCCTGAAGCATCTGCGGTATTCACCGGCAAGTTTCAACAAGGCCCTTGCCTCCTTGATCTTGCCGGCCAGGAAAGCGGCGTCCGCCCACTTCTCGGCACGCTCGGCATACAGGGCAGCAAACGCCTCCGGACGGATGTTGTCTTGGGTATAGAAAAAATTGATGCTGTCATTATACACCTGCCGGGCCATCCAGTCGGACAGGCTGTACGGCTCCGACTTCAGCAGCCTGATTATTCCTGCCTTTGTCACCATCCTGCCGTTAGTGAAACGCATCCTGGCACGCAGACCACGTACCATCTCCATTAGAGAGAAATACTCCCTCTCTTCCGGACGCAAAGAATCCAGCGTTCCGGTGGAAAGAATGCGCTGGATCTGATTCAGATCAACCTTTTCAAAGTCCACTCTTGAAGGTCTGACCGGCAATTCACTCATATTCATCCATATCTTTTAACAGATTCTCAAACAAACGGCGTTCCTGGATCTCCGTTAGCAGCTTAACGGCATCAATATTCCCGTCCTCAGCTGCTTCGTGCAGCTTTATCTCGGGAGCGATCCGTGAGACAAGCACGCCTTCACGGATCAGCCCTCGAATGGTGGTTCCTGGAATACCGGCGTCATATACAAAAAGAAAGCATTCAGAAGCGTCAAGGCCAAGATAGGCGGCAATATCCTCCGGCGCATAACCTAAAGAGGCCATGCGGCGAACATCATTTTTTTGCTCTCCAGTTAGAGCCAGGCTGTCAGGGGGAATATCATTCATAAGATAATTTGTTCAAACATTCTTCTAGGTACGCCAACTCGCATTTTTTTGCAGACAGTAAATGGGCAAACTCGCCACGGTCACAAGGGTGGGAGAAATGCTCCATTTTCAGGAGTAGCCCATTGATCCCGTCCTCCAGCGTCCCCTTCCGAAATATCAGTTTTTTTTTCTGTTTTCCAGTTCCTTTTCGGCGGCCGATTTCATAGATTCCCATTTATCCACTGCCGCCAATGCCTTCGCACGTTCCTCCTCACCTTCAACGGTTTCAAGCTTCTTCTTCCATTTGGACACGTTGCTGGCCGCATTCTTACGGATATTCATCACCTCAAGATCACTTTTGTTGGAAAGCTCGTCAGAAGCTAGATAGACGGCAATACGGGGATGTTTCCCGAGCAGCACATGATTGTCACGGTAATATTCCAACTCCTCCCAGATACTCCGGTCCTCCAGGTAATTCTCCACAGTTGTTTTGGCTATGGCAAATGCCTGTTCCAGCTCAACGTCATCCGGCAGTTCCCCCAGTTCCCTGAAAGTTTTTAGATAAAGGTCATAGGCCGTGAACATATCGGCAACCAGTATTTTCAGTACATCCGGACAATCCGGAGAGTTGAGGAAGGGGAAACGGTCACGGAAACGGATCACATTTTCCACAACCGGGGTAACAGGAACATTCACTGCGGTTTTCTCAGCCTTGATCTCTTCCACCACTATAGAAGCTGAAGATATGTGGGGAGAGTCCACTGCCTTCCGTTGCATTGTCCTGAAAGCCGTTTCCGAAATTCCGGCAAGCTTGCGCAGTTCCTCCATCAAGGTGGCACGAAGCAGGTCTGTTTCGGCATTCCGCCGGAAAGTGGCTTTCAGCATCAGATTAAGCCCGTACTCCTCGTACAAAGCAATCCCCTCACGATACGGACGGGGACCGCTCAGATAAGCAATAATTTTTTCTTTCATACGATAAAATTTACAATGTACCATACAAAGAAAAAGCCCGGCAATTGCCGGGCAAAAGACAGGTCGAATAAAAACAGCTTTCAATAAGAAAGTCTGAGTGAACCTATTTTTTGAGAAATGTCTTTCAGCGCATGATTGAATCTGTCCAACTCCTCTTTCAGTTCCCCATGGATGTGGTGAACACTGTTAATACTATATTGCCGCATCTGATCAAAACTGCGCCACCTCGTAATACTTGAAGAAATAATACAATGCCACCTTATGCCATTTGGTCAGGTCCTTGTCTCCGGAAAGTATGGACGATACCGTACATTTGTCAATCCCGGTATAATTACTTAGGTGCTTGGCCTTCAGCCCTAATTTTTCCATACGTTTCCTGACCCATTCGACAGTAATGCCGTCAATATCCTTGCGGTCAAAATTAACAGCGGAAACTGTCAGTTTCCAGTCTTCCGGAATCTCACCTTTAAACATTTCCCGGACACGCTCGTGAAGTTCCTTTTTGGAAAGGAACTGTCCATTCACCAGATCCTTCTGCTCCGCACGGACAATCAGACGGCCTTCGGAGAAGGAAACAATTTCAATTACAATATGCGCCATACGTGCATACTGTCTGGCAAACTCATCAAGTCTCTTTTTAACCTCTGGAGAAAGAGGAAGTAAATCCAAATTTTTCATACTGCATCAATTTACGATTGATTATCGGAATATTTGTTTTTAATCTGTAAAAGGAAGGGCCGAAGCCCTTCCCGTCACAATTTGACAAGTCTTAAATGCGTCAGGTCGAAAATCGCGATCTGCCTGTTTTCACGTCCGAAGCGCTTGGCTGCTTCCAGATCTGTGAAAATCCGGATGCTGTCGAAATAAAACTGTCCGTTTTCTTCATTCAGCCATCCGCCGACTTTCCTTTCGTGCTCTAAAGCATGGTTAAGAACTCTTCTCAGACCATCTTCCCCGAAACTGTCCTGAGTTTCAAGATAAGCGACTGAGATGCCTTTTGTGACCTTTTTTAAGGTTGTAAGGTCAACCGTGAACCCTTCCGGGTTCTGTCTTGCTATCTCCTGGATAGCCTTGAACAATTGTTCCATAATTAAAAGAACTTATGCGGACGTCACCCGCGTTTGTTATGACACTGCAAATATACGAAAAAGTTTGTTACTGGCAAACTTTTTCGTATATTTGAATAATAAAAAAAAGCGGAACCGAAGCCCCGCTTTCCTGAAATAATGAAACCTCACTAAAATAAGAATATGACTTATGCCTGATAACGGCTCTGCTCAATCCATGTACATGTACCGGAACCGGATTCAAAAGCCTGAAGGGTTATCTGGCTGCCCGGACTAGCGGTGAAGGTTTCTCCGCCACGCAGCAGGAACTGGCCGCCGTGAGCAATTGTCGGAGCCACGCCTGACGCTACACCCAGCAGGGTCATCACTGCACCATGCCGTCCGCCGGTCACTTTATTTATTTCCGCTTCACCACCCTGAAGCTGATATTGCCCTTCCGCCGTAAACGGGATGGTAGTGGCAGACGCGCTCACACTCGCCACCGGTTCTTCCGAAGGAACAGTACCCTTATAAATGGCGATGTCATCCCCTTTACTGATCTGGGTAAAAGTGAATTCAGAGGAGTTGGCATCCTTGTTACCGGTATAATTGACTCCCATCTGCATGGGATTGCAGGGAGAACCGAACAGATCCTTGTCCTGACCGTCACAGTAGCTCATTATCACGATACATTTCCGACCGAGCCAGTTGGTCTTGAACTCACGGACCGCTTGCTTGTTTCCCGGATGGTTCCCCTTGACCGTAGGGGTGAAACCAAGTGCGTCAGGATCTCCGTCTGTATTGCTTGTAACCTCCACGGTACCGGGAGTGAAATAGATGTCAGTAGAATAACATCCAGGCTTCAATTGTATGTTCTCGGTCATCAACACACCGGCCGAGTCACGTGCCGGGAACACCAGAATATCATCCACATCAATGATACTCATCATGTCGCGCGGGTTGATCCCTTTACCCGGATTACCTTCCGGGCGCTTCACTGCTCTTTTAACGTATGCCATAATTATAACAATTTAAAATGAATAACAGGGGCGGATTACTCCGCCCGTAAATTTAACCACGTGCCACCTCATAGAATTTGCCACCTGCATAAGTCAGCATGATAAATTTGCCGGCGCTGAGCGTCATGGCATCAGTCAGGACAAAATTACCACTATTATCGATAGTGGACGCATTCGTATTCCCGGCCCCGTGAATGGTATACACCTCACCTTCCACCGCATCTGTGAAATTCGTGATTGCCGTCGCTTTGGTATTGGTTCCCGTTACGAACACCGTGGCACCCTCCAAGGATGGAGTGGTTGCATCGTTGGCGAACTGTAATGCACCGGAAGCTGCCGTATCACGTCCGATTTCGATGAATTTCCCGTCAGAACGTTTCATCAGACGTATGGTGTCCCCTTTCTTCGGTATCCAGTCGGCACTGATCAAGCTGAACTTATCGGATTTGGTGATCTTTACCCCCTTGTCCTCGCTGCCACACTTGATGGTGACAATCTTACCCACTTCGGCGTTCTCAATATCCGTAATGGTGAACAGGCTGGTGTTGGCCACGGTCTGTACACTGGTATGCAGGGCTACGTTCGGGTTTTTGTCCTTCTCCCCGTCAATGAAGGAAGATGCAGGCCGGTCATACTCGTTACAGAAGATCATCTGGCGGCTGCCGTCCATATCCTCTTTTTTCGTATATTTGAAACCTACCGCACGCGCCCAGATGGATTCCTTCCACAAGGACCATACCTTAAGCGTCCAGTCTTGTTGTTCCAAGCTGAAATTTGTCATTTCACCGGCCACATGCTCGAAGCATTTGATATTGCCCTCCATCGTCCAGAAAATACGCTGGTGATTGTCTGCGTTCGGAATCGGAATCAGCTTCACAGCCGGATATTCCTTAACGTACATCATATTGGCCTTGTAATCCTGGTTCACACCATAGTGCAGCTCGTTGTATTTGTGATACCATACTACCATATAGCTGGGAAGATACAGGGCCAGCTGCCCGCTGTCACGGTACACGGCAGGAATCATTCCCGTACCCTGGAACAGTTTCTCACCGATATTGGCTTCCGTGATCTCACCCAGCACAAACGGCTTGATCTGGTAAACGGTCTTCCCGTTATTAATGTCAATGAAACCGTCAACCTTCTTTCTCAGCCATTCATAAAGCCCGTCGGCCGCTTCCATGGCGCGTCCCGGCTTGTTAAGGTCAGGATCCTTGCGCACGCCGTTGATACGGCGCAGCTCACGCTCGTTATGCAGCTTCTTGGCTGTTTCCGCCAGAATGTATTCAATGAACGACCATTTGATCGCCTGTGATCCTTCCTTGTTGAGAGAGCCGATCCAGGTCTTTTCCAGCTGCTTCAGGTCACGGAACTTATGGGCGAACATGACACTGAACATACGCAATGTCTCGTTGTCGAACTCATATTCACCTTTGGTCACATTGTCGAAATCACTGGAGGTGTTGTCAGCCTGCGAGAACTCACCCAGCCAAATGTTGACCAGAGTGGCCAGATCCTGATATCCGCTCTCCACCGGGAAGATGCTCTCGATACTGGGGAGCTTGGTCAGGAATGACTGCAAACGGTCCTGCCAGCGGATGCGGTAGAACGCACCAAGGTCCTCCTTCAGACGGCCGTAATCCACGGAACTTTCCGCACGGACCTGAATATTGATTCCCTGACTTGCGAGCAGAGCGGCACGGGCACGCATGTTATACGGACGATCCAGCGCGAACATCTCACCCTGCATACCTCCAAGCTGCTTGTCATCATCCAGGTTGAAGGCACCGGCACCCGTATTTTGTTTCAGACCGGCACCCGCACCATGGTCCGGCTCCGGCAATGCGCTCAGTACCGAAATCTTCTGCTTCAGCTCCGCTATTTCGGTATCTTTCCGGGTGATGGCCTGCGTCTTTTCCCCGTCTGTCTTTCTTATTGCATCCAACTGCTCCTGCAAGGAAGCCATTTCGGATACTTTCTGCGCCAGCAGACCACGAATCAGCGCCTCTCCCGAGTTCTCAACAGGACCGGTCTGCTGTTCCTCATCCTTAAAACCATTTTTCAACGCTTCCCCGAAAGGAGTTATGAACTTCTCATCGAAGCCAAGTTCTTTCAGTTTGGCTACATCATCGGCATCGAGGATATCCTTGTCCTCAGCCTTCTTCCACTCTTTCAGCCCCAGCAATCCAAGGATTGCGCCGGCAAAGGTGGACATTTTAGAATACTTTCCCATAAAAATAAAAATTTAAAAGATTTGATTTGTCTTGTTGATGACGGACTGCGCCAGAATCCAGCGCGCAGCTCCCTCCAAAGTGTTATAACCGTCCGCCAGTCCTTCCCTGACCGCTTCATCACCCATAAAGGTCGCCCCGCGGAACACGGGGGAGTCCTTGTCATAAGCGATGGAAAGGTTCTCCGAAACGGTCCGGCAGAACATCATGTGCAGTTTTGACAGCTTTTCCTTATAAGGTTCCTCGTTATTGTTTTCCGCAATCTCCCGGTGTTCCCTGTTTTTCAAGTCGGCCGAATCCGGGTAAATCTCCCGATAATCGATTCCTTCTTTTTTCAAGGCCTCCTTGGCATTATAATAGGTACCCACAACACCGATACTACCCACCTCGCACATCAACGAGCCAAGAAAGCGCTTGTCTGCGGCTGATGCCAGCCAAAAATGTGCGGAAGCACAAGCTCCGGCAATGTAAGCGACTACGGGTTTGGGACATTCGGATATCATTTTTGACGCATTGTCCAGACCGGTAATCATTCCCCCCGGTCCATTTATCCACAAAATGATGCCTGCAATACGGTCATTAGTTGCCGCCTGTGCAATATATTCCTGAAGGCGGAACGTCTCCCAGGAATAGAGCGTCCCTTCCAGCACAATAACGGCAACCGAATCGGAAGGAAGACCGCTGTCTTCCAAATTCCACCGCCCCACAAAATTCAGATCCGATGCGTATGCGGTCACGGTATCTTTTTCAAAAAATGCCTCTACCTCCTTAAAATTGCCGGAATGTATTGAAGGAAGGATCAGTGAGACCAGATTGTAATAATCCTCTCTAGCCATGGCCCATTTTTCATTGAATATTAACTGAATACGATTCATCCGTTCTTTTTTCCTGCAAAATAAAGAACAGATCCATCCATGAACAAGGACACGGAGAAGCGGTCATCACACCCGGTCATGAAAAGACCGTTTTTCCACATAAAAACACCTCCAAAAAGGACATGGAAAGGACAAAAAGACACGCTACGTTACATAAAATTATCTGTGTTTATATTCCCGAACGGAGGTTTTACGGCGCATCTTCCGCCGCCAGCGCTGGTAATCTTTCAGAAGTGCTTCCACGCTCAGACTCTCAATGCAATACTTCCGGAGAAAGTACCAGGCCGAATTGATGTAGTCTATACCATAGACATGTTTGTTTTCATCAAACAGGTCATGAAGCTCCGCACGCATCATTGTGTTTATCTTCCTGGAAAGTATTTTGGCTCCCCTCTCGCCTATATAATTATAGGTAGCCAAAGGTTTGCCACCCGGAAGGTGTGCCTCTCGGCGCTCCGGCAACACAAGCTCCAGATTTCCGCTATCCACAGGGCATCCGGCAGGACGTTTCTGCAAAAGATCATAGACGAAATGGTACAAATCAAGATCTGAAGGCAGGCGGACTACCTTGCTGTCCGGGGTTCCATACTTGCCTATTAGATATTCGGCTAAATAATTTTCTATCGTTATCTTAGTGGTAATCATATACTTATGTGTTTATACAAAAGTAATGATTTAAATTGAGATAGTCAAAGAACAACCGGCTAAAGATGGACTGGCTTCCAAAAGAATCATGAAGGCCGTTGCAACACCCCTTGAAAAACAAAGGGGGGATTTTCGTGCAACCGTACGATCTGATGATTAATATTATTGTAATATATTGAATATCAATATATTGTACACTGCACAATTCGCGCACGATTTTCGTACGAAATGTAAAACCACGCACAAAAAGCCATAAAATACGTTTTTGGACAAATCGAACGGAATCGTGCAAAAATCGTGCAGACATAAATATTTATATATCAATATATTATAATCAAAAAAAACGCAGTTGCACGATTGCACGAAAATTTCTTCATTTTTTATAAGGGTATATTTCTTAAAAGTTAAAAAATAAAAAAAAGAATATATAGGCCGCCCGTTTTCGAACAGATCGCACGATTGTCCAAAATGTTTTTTCTGGGGAAAAAGGGGTATGAGGGGAAACAAAAAAGTCCGGAAAACCGGACTTTTAAACTATATGTCTTCAGGATAAAATGCCTGCGTTATGAATTCGTATTCCCGGGGGAGCGACCGCACGCCCACAATAACACACAAGCCTCTGGCAGCCATTTCATAGAGCCTCTGGTTGGTCACAGGGGAGTTCCTGAAGTTATACTGGGCGCACATCACGAAATAAGCCGTGGACAGGTCACAAGAATAAAGATCCTCCTGTATCAGCTTGGCCGCATCACTAGGTATCAGGGCAAAGCCCAGCCTGACCGCAAGCCTTGAAATCATCTGTCTGCGTGTCCGGACATCAGGACATACCGCCACAAAAATTTTATTCTCTTTTTTCAGCATATTGCTTCCTTTTTATTTGCATATCTCACTAAAAATCACTAACTTTACAATGATATAAATTGGGATATATCATACATTTCTATCCGAGTAGAAATGCCTGTAAGGGACCGCAGGCCGCCAGGCCGGACAACGCCGGATCTCACTCCTGTCATCAGAAAACTCCAGCAATGCGTCATTAATGCTCTTGTGGAACAGCTCCTCTATGATACACATTTCGGCCACATCCATGAACAGTTCCAAAGAGCGGGCTGTGCAGTGCTCGGATACAATGATGGATCCTCCCTCGGGAATCCGGAGCAATAACTCCGTCACCCGGTCATAAAACCTTTTGAAACGACCCGGATCACGCCCGGCCAGAGGCATTACCTTTTCCAATATTTCCTGATAACTTCGTGCCATGTCAGTAGTCCAGTCTCAAATTTCCCGGAAGATCAGGATCCAAGGGATCTTCTCCCGGTTGTATGATCTCCTTGCCGGTACCGACCGTGAAATACTCCACTCCGCCGGACTTGTCATCCACGACAGGACGTCCGTCCTTATCGACCTGATAGGGGAGTCCGGTCTTGCTGTCATATTTCTGGGGGTTAAACACAAAACCTTTCCATTTGCAATACATGACGAATTTTTTCTTGAATGAGGCAGGGGTATTATATTTCCGCTGGGCCGGATCATACAAGCACAAGGCGTCGAACAGCTCCTTCTTCACCAGGCGGCAACCGATATGCTCCGGTGCAGAGAAATACTCGTCAGCCCAGGAAATGAAGGTTTCCCCGATCTCCTGCCGCAGTTTGCGCTCCTCAAGCCGTTCTCCAGGAGCTTGGACCACACCGAACGTCAGATACAGTTGGATACAGTTGGCCAGCAGGTTCCAGCACAGGTTCCACTGGTCAAAATCCCACTCGGTAAAGAACAACGCTCCGAAATCGTCAACCGGTTTGTGGCTTTCATTATAAAAATCGGAAAAGGCCAACAGCCACTGGCGATCCGTGAAAGAGGAGCCGGTTCCGCGGATGGCATGGTTCGTGGCAATATAGATTTTGGGAGACTGCGAGAACGACAGCGTGATACGCCGCCCTCCCTTATAGTTAACACTCCAATCCCCGGTAATGTTTGGAAACAGAAACTCGAAGTTGAAGTTCTGAAGCACATCATCAATAAACACCAGCTTGGTTTTCTCCATCACGTCATTCCATACAAACTGGTCTTTGAAGATGTCGGAGTTCTTTCCGGGAATATAGGCTATAGGCATGACGTTCCTCATGAGTTCCCCTATAAGGGACTTTCCGGAACGCCCGTTTGACTCGCCGACCTCCGACTGCTTTCCATCCATACCGATCACCGCACGCGCCACATTGGAATCCTTCGCTTCCATCAGCATGTACCCGATGGCGCACAGTTTGGAAAGCAGATGGATATGGTTCTCGTTCTCCTCCTCGGGAGTCACCTCGCCGCTTTTCTTCCTCCATGTGAAATTGCTGGCATTGATCAGGAATTGCAGATAATGGCAGCGGTGTCCGTCTTCGGTCAGCTCATAGGAATACGTATCAGCGTCCTTCCTGAAGGTGACAAGCTGTTTTCCCAGATATTTGGCCGGATAGTCACGTCTCTGCTCCTCCCAGATATGATGTGAGATATTTTCATAGCCCATTTCCTTTACGCTGTCACGGGTGACCAGCCAGCACGATTTATCGAAATAGAAATACTGGCCGTCCCGGGAAGGCTTAATGAAATCGGGCTGTATGTACTCCAGCAGTGATAGCTTGTCCGGTCCCACATACTGCGACACCCCCTTGATCAGCATCTCGTTCACTCCCACGCAGCAATTATGCTTGGCGAACTGGAACAGGTAGTCCCGGACGTCGCTCGCCTCCAAGGACCTAACCAAGGGAGGTTCCAGATGGATGAACAAGAAACTCTTGTCCTGCCTTCTCAGGCGCCCAAAACCACGGTTCTGTAAAAAGTTCTGGGAATTCACGTAACAAAACTCATAATCCGATCTTTCGTTATCTTTCCCCTCATTCCTCTTGACCACACGCCAGAACTGCTCGTCCGCGTCAAAGGGCTGAGCCGATACGACCTTGCCATCCTCATCGAATTTCCAGCGGTAACGGTTGAAAAGGAATTCCGGAAGATTCTTCAGCAGATCCTTGTGGCGCTCTGCAAACGCCTCATGGGAGTGAAGACACCAAAGCTCCATCAGCCTGTGGTCAGTGAAACCGGTAATTTTAAACATCTCTACATACTGGCCGGAACCCTTCTTATCATTACAGGCATAATCAAAATCCGCGGCCAGCTCGTCCTCTTTTCCCAAAAGAGTATTGGCCAGCAGGTCATCAAGCCCCTTGTCCCCTGCATCATTTTTGCGGATATGCCCTACAAATATCTCCAGATAGATGTCACGGTTCTTCAGACTACGCATATACTCCTTGAAATTCCTGGCAGCGGAATAAAAGTTCCTGGGACGTTTCTCAACCGGATCGTTTATCTTGATATTACTTGAGATATCATCCCAGTCCGAATCAAAAACAAATGCCACCTCCCTGACCTGGCAACCGGTGACAATCCTGACGAAATCCTCCGGTAGCGAGCCATTATTTCCCAGATTCTGTATCCCTGACACGGCAATGGACGGGATGCCATGCTTGCACGCCTTCTCCGCTTTCTTTTCGCCCTCCTGGATATACAGGCGGTCTATCCTCGTACCGCTCTTGAAGGCGGTGCGTATTTTTTCCGGAATATATATAGGAGTACCGGACCCCCGCGGCGATTTGTATTTGAAAGGCTTCCCATCCTTGTCCAAATGCATTTCCGGGAACTGCCAACGAATGCGGTAGTATTCCTTCATCTCCCCGGCCGCCCTGCGCTTGTTATCCTTCTGGACATAACGGACAGGAAGACCGTCCAGATCATAATATTCTATGATGACATCATCCCCCTTGGCCGTCAGCATTCCCCGCTCATCAATCGTTCCTGGTTTGAAAGTACGGCACTGGAACACGGATTTCGTATCATCGGTCTTGTACACACTGGCGGTCACATCCTCGAAAGTCAGTCCCGAGGCGGCCAGCATTCGGGCGCAATAAGAACCCGTATCCAGCCCTTTGGCAGCCTTGCTTCCCTTCTTCATCTTCTGGACCGGTTTCCCAGCCGGTTTGTCCGGATGGGGGTCCAGCAGCACACAGAACTTCTTGGCAAGGTATTCCAACGCATCTGTATAACCGTATCCTTCGATATTCATCAGATACGACACGGCACCCTCTCCGCCAATCTGGCAGGAGAAGCACTTGAACAGATTCTTGCCGGGGCTGACCGTGAATTTCTTCGCGCTTCTGCACTTGGGGCATTCGCAAACATAATCCTTGCCGGATTTTCTCAGTTCCCGGAAATCCTGCACAACGTCAAGCAACCTGCCGTCCGACGCTGATTTTATCCTTGATATTTCGTTTTCATTAAAATACATAACAAATAATTATATAAATAAGCCGCAACTTCATAAGACAACACAAAATTACCGGATTGCAGCAACCCGGAATGGACCGGAAATGATGATGTTCCCGGAACACTTTGCACCTTTCAATTCATTGACATCTTGTCTCGGTTCACTGTTTTAGTCCTTTCGTACTCCAGCAGAGCGGACGTCACCGCCTTCCGAAAGTTCTCATTCACAGCTATTGCACCATAAAGCAGCCTATGTAGTCTTGCCCCCTTACAACTGGAAACATGTCCGGCAAATATCTCATAACCCTCCCCAGTATCCTCTTCTGACATTATTGTACAGGAAACATGTAAACCGGTCTCCTTACTTTGTTCCAGTATAAAGGAGAGAAAAGCCTTTATTTCAGTTTGTTTATTCTTGGAATTCATAATCTTATATCTAGTGTATTCATTTTTAATCTGTTATAAATTAAAAAGCTCATTCATTTCTTGATAATCTATGCAGTTTATAGGGATATATAAATCAGGGTCGTCTAATTTGATGTCAGGTCCCCAACATTCTAGTTGTTTTGCGCAATCAATACAGAAATATTCTTCATTTTCCATTTTATTCCTTTCTATTTAGTTTTAAATATTAATCTTTTTCGATGAAAGTATTAGTAGTATTCAACACTCCGGCTGAATCCCGATTTTTACCATCACGCACAAAAAAACTATCGCTTAACAGCCTTTCATAATCGATTTTATTCATAAGAATAACACTCGCATTGCCATCTATATACAGTTTGCATTGCATGAATTGAGTTCCTTTTACTTCCTCAATTACGTCTATTTGCATTGTTCTTTTTTTACTCATATCTGTCCAATTTTAAAATTTCATCAATAGATGATAAAACACTCTCCAGTCTTTCCAACTGCTCAGAGTATTTCATAAGAAGATTTTCTTCTCTTTCCGTAGCCTCCCCTCCATTGTGAATATCATTATACTTTTCGTATTTTGATTTTACACTCTTATATGCTTTCTGAAAGAACGGAAGCAATATCTTACATTCCTCTTTGGTCATACAGACCGTTATCTCGTATGGAGATGAATACGATTTTCTAGTGCCATCTATGTGACTCATTTCTGTTCGTTATTGAAGTCATTAATATAACTACGCCCAGCATCAGTTGGACGATAAACAACATCACCAAATGGTCCAGCCGATTTCGTCAACAAACCGTTTTTTACCATTTCTTCTAAATCATCAGAGGGTTTACTATAACCACCCCATCCTTTTTTGCAGATATTCCTTAAATGAATAAGCTGCATCTTACTTAATTCTATATTCATTTGGTTCATATTTATTCGAGTTCGAAGATTCTGTTGATGGTGTCAGCTAATTTATCATTGATGATTTTCGAGTTCCAACTGTCAAATTCAAGAATAATACCAACTTGTCTGGAACTGCCGGAGTCTGTATAAGACCTGCCCATTGTGATATTTACAGGCAGGTTCTCCTCTTTGGCTACCTCTATAAAAGCGTTTGCCAGTTTTTTTAACATTTCACATCTTATCAACATAGTATTTTCGGATTAGTGATTATGAATTGACAGCCATGAAGAAACCGGCATTATTATACTGTTGCCTGATTTCTGCGGATGTAAGAATATGATACTTGGTATACAACTCAGCATTGAACAAGTCAACCTGAATACAATACTCCACGATTTTCTCCACTTCTTCCGGAGAGAGTGCCCAATAGTCCGCTACTCTGCAAAGCATATTCTTACACCAATACAATGAATGGTTTCCTGTACGGAATATCTCATTTTCTATATAATCATAAACCGCATATCCATTACATCCATATACAGTTTTCAGATCACTAACTTTGGTTTCATGCAACTGTGATGTCCTTTTATAACAAGGCAGGAATGGAATAATCTTATTGTCTGAAATAACGGATTTCATAATGTCTTTTATTTAAATTTCGGTAATAAGGATGCAGTTCAGATTCTTATTGAATTCTGAACAAAAGATTGTTGCTGCAAAAAATTATACTCTTGCAGGTATATCGTATCTTTTACGTATTTTTTTTACGTAATTGAAAACAGTCTTTTCACAGACTTTTGGAAAAGAGGGATTATTCTCCTTTAGATATTCATGAATCTGGGTGGAAGAATAATAAGGACAGGTTATCAGCAAATGCTTAACTGACTCCTCATAAGGATCGAGACGGCAGGAATAAGAAGGGCGCGGACGATTGCCATGTTGAAGAAGCTCATCAACATTTAATCGGGAAAGCCGCATGACTCTGCCGGGAGGAAGTTGCAGCTTCTTTGCTATTTGAGAACGGCTCAAGCCAAGAAGTCGAAGTTCGGCAATGTTATGCCAGTCGTGGTAGTCTTCTGTAATCTTTTTTGCATCCATTTTCTACATAAATATAGTTTTCGTAAAGTGAAATATTTAATGTTACGAAAAAGTGATGCGGCAAAGTTACGAGTTACACCGGGACGGCCGTATCCTTACCGGTGCCGACCACCTCTCCCCGGTCATCGAGGTGGGGCAGTACGAGAACTGCGAGTTCAAGTTTGCCGCCTACGACCCCGGTACCACCCCGGCGGGTGTGGGCATCTACAGGAACGGCACGCTTCTCCAGACGGTGAGCGTCCCGCGTACCGCCCAGACCTACCGGAACCGCTTTACGGAGCAGGGCCGGCAGCAGATGCAGCTGAAGGTCGGTGCCACCGCCTACACTTTCCACATTGACGTGGTTGAGAGCGGCATCGACATCAGCGAGGCCACCTACGGCCTTCGGGTGAAGCTTAGCCCGTCCGGCCGCAGCAACAGCGAGAGCGACCCGGCGCGGTGGGAGTATAACGGCGTGAAGACAATCTTCGAGGGCTTCGACTGGAGCAGCAACGGCTGGACGGGTGACAGCCTGAAACTGACGGGCGGGGCGAAGGCCGTCATCGGCTACCAGCTGTTCAAGGACGATGCCGGCGCCTCCGGCGCTACCATCGAGATGGAGTTCCGGGTATCGGGTGTGACGGACCGTCAGGGCGAGGTGATCAGCTGCATGGACAAGGGGAAAGGCCTTAGTGTCACGAGCGAGGAGGCGAGCATCAAGACCGGCACCATCCTGCACTACACGAACGAGGACGGCGAGGACGCGAGCCGTGAAATCAAGATCGGCACGAAGTTCGCCCCCGAGAAGTGGCTGAAGGTCGCCTTCGTCATCGGCAAACGCGGTGACGGGCGCCTGATGGAACTTTACGTGAACGGCAACCGTGCCGGTGCTGACATCTACGACAACAGCTACTACTTCCGCCAGGACACCCCGGCGGACATCACCGTCGACAGCGCGTCCGCCGATGTGGAACTGAAGAACATCCGTATCTACAACCGTGCCCTGAGCGATGACGAAGTCCTGGATAACCGGATGGTGGATGCCGGCAGCAGCGACGACATGATGCGCCTGTACGAGGAGAACGACATTCTGGGCGGCAGCGGCGACGTCGATATCGACAAGCTGCGCGCCAAGGGGAAGGGTGTGATGCGCATCGTTCGCAAGGGCGGCCTTGACGAGGTGAACGAGACGAACAACAAGAAGACCGACTTCATCGCCGACGTCTATTTCTGGTCCCCTTTCGGCAAGGAGTACGACTTCGTCCTCCGTGATTGCTACATCCGGATCCAGGGTACCAGTTCCACGAAATACCCGAGCAAGAACATACGCATTTACTTCACCAAGGGCGGCGCGAACCTCAGTTTCGAGATCAACGGTACCCCGGACCCCCTTGGCGGCAACAGGTACATGATGCGTCCCGGGAGCATCCCGATGGACCTGTTCTGCATGAAGTCCGACTATTCCGACTCGTCCATGACTTTGAATACCGGTGTGGCGAAGCTGTACAACGACGTGATGCTTGAGTTGGGCCTTCTGACCCCTCCGCAGCGTTACCAGCTGGAACTGGCTGGTGGTGACTTGAACGCCGTCAAGATCCGGCAGAGCATCGACGGTTTCCCTATTGACGTGTTCAGCGCGGAGACCTCCGACGGGGAGAGCACCTACTACGGGCAGTACAACTTCAACAACGAGAAGAGCAAGAGCGGCCGGCTGTTCGGCATGGAGGGGCTTGACGGTTTCACCCCTTCCTGCCCGATGACGCTGGAGACGCTGAACAACGGCGAGAGGGTCTGCCTTTTCCAGAGCTCCAGCGATGCGGACCTTGCCGCCGGTTTCGATGCCGGTCTGGAAACCAATTACCCGGACGACGTGAAATGGGCGGGCCTGAACGCGGCCCAGCAGTCCGCGCTGAAACGCCTTTTCGGCTGGATCCGTTCATGTGTCCCGGCAAACGCCACCGCGGACGACCTGGCCACCTTCGTTAGCGACAAGTTCAGGAGGGAAATCGGGCAGTATTTTGACGTGGACCACCTGCTGACCTACTACGTGCACACCGACTACTTCGCGAGCGTTGACCAGCGCGCGAAGAACATCCTCCTGCGTACCTGGGACGGGCTGGTCTGGTACACCACCTATTACGACGGTGACACCCAGCTTGCCAAGAGGAACGACTGTTTCCTTGCCTACGACTACACGCTCGACCGTGACACGTGGGACGCGGAGGCGGGGAAATACGCCTTCGAGGGCCGCGACAGCTGGCTTTGGAACCTCGTTCTGGCCAACCTGCAGGACGAGCTGAAAGCCTGCGCCGCCGCTTACCGCGCGAAAATGACGGTCGAGCGCGTGCTGTCGATGCTTGACGTCGAGCAGGCGGGCAACTGGAGCGACCGTGCGTACAACAAGAGCGGCTACCTGAAGTATATCCGTCCGAACATGGAAGAGGTTTACGGCAAGAAATGGCCGTTCATCTACGCCCTTCAGGGAAGCAACGCTGCGCACCGCAGTTACTTCGTGAAGAACCGTTTCGCCCTTCTGGACGCCAAATACGGCACGAGCAACTTCACGAGTGACAACATCGACCTGTATATGGCCCGTACCTCCTCCGATGCCGCCGACGTGGTGAAGATCACGGCGAGCGAGGTGTATGCCTTCGGTTACGGCACGAACAACAGCCCCAATATCGCGGGTACCGGCATCGTGGAGGGCGGCAAGGTGGCCACCCTTCAAATCACGGGGGCCTACACGGTAAACGACCCCCTGCGTATCTACGGCGCGAGCCGCATGCGTGTGCTTGACATGACCGGCGCCTCGGACCGCCTGAAGAACGGCTTTGACCTGGGTAAATGCACCGTATTGCGTGAGCTGAACCTGCAAAGCCCCTCCACCGGCTCTACTGGCTGGTGGCTGAACCTCGGCAGCTGCCGCCAGCTGCGTAAGGTGAACCTGCGCAACCAGGCACAGGCCAAGACCGGAAGCAACACCAGTACCGAGCTTGACTTCACGAACCAGACCAAGCTGGAGGAACTTGACGCGAGAGGCACGCAGGTGCAGAGCGTGACCTTCGCCAAGGGTGCCCCGCTGACGAGGGCCTGGCTTCCCGGCACGCTGACCGTGTTGAAACTGGAATACCTGGGCAAACTGGCCACAAGCGGGCTCACGCTGGAGAACTACAGTAAAGTGAGGACGCTTATCGTGGACGGCTGCCCGGGTCTGAACTGGGAAACCCTGCTGAACCGCTGTTTCGGCGTGGAACGCATCCGCGTGACCGGCATCGACCGGGAGGACGACGGCACATGGCTGAACCGGTTCATGAAGATGGGCGGCGTGGACGCTGAAGGCAACGCCACGGACACGTGCGCGCTGGCGGGTACGGTGCGCCTTACCAACTATGTCGAGGATGAGAGATACGAGGCGTTGAAAGCCCATTTCCCGGAATTGAACATCCTCCAGCCCGAATACACGATGATCGAGTCCGACGATGATGTGGCCGACGACGCCAATATCAGCAACCCGGACAACAGGACTGGTTACAAGTACGGTACGCCTTACAGGGCGAGCGGTCATATCACCGCCATCCTGAAACAGCGTCACCGCGTGCTGGCGAAAGTGACCAAGAAGCCTACCACGCGCAGCGTGAAGATCGCGAATGTCGATACGACGGTGAACAACCTCGACGGCGAGATGACCTATTACCCGCTGGACGACGGCAATTCCAACCGTTACGCCGACGGCAGCGCCGCCAGACTTGACGGCAGCGAGGGCGACTGGATGATGTTCGAGCCGTTTTTCTGGTCAAAGGGCATCAATGACTACCTGAACGGCAGGCATTACTCCTGCTACAGCAGCAAGGGCTGGGATGACATGCCCTCCGTTCCTGACGCCGATATCCTCACGCTGGATGACATCAAGGAAGCTGGCGGTTACCTGAGCGGTCGTAAGATCATGAGCGGCAAGGACACGCTTGCGAACAGCTACAGTGCCGACACCACGTATTCCGTCTGCAAGGTGAATGTCAGCGGGCACAAGCGTATCCGGTTCCCGAGCGTTCCCGGTACGAACCTTGTCGGCAGCGTGTTCACTGATAATACCGGCACCGTAGTCAGTTCCATCGTTGTTCCGACCCTCTCCAACAAGTTCGAGGCGGGCATGTACCTGATCGCTGACGTTCCTGCCGGTGCCACAGCGCTGCACTTCTCCGTTCTGAACACCGCGGAGTTCGACAAGGTAGTGCTTTCCAATTCCGACAGGATCGAGGACATGGAGCCGGACTGGGTAGCCAATGACGAGCACCTTTGCGCGGTTGTGGGCAGTTCGGTTGTCGGTTCCAAGCTCCGCGCCTGTATCACCGGCGGCAGCACTACGGCGAGCATGAGCTGGGCCGACTTCCATTATTACTCGGTACAGCGTGGTATGCAGCAGATTGACGCGCTGATGCACTCCCGTATCGCCAACCTCTTCTACGCCGCCTATGGCCGTCGTGACAGCCAGGAACAATGCGGCGCGGGCCAGCATACTAACAACCGTATCACCGGCGGTACCGCTTCACGCGGCATGACCGATACGATCGGTTATGAAGAGGCGCACGCCATCAACCCGAACGTGACGAATTCGCTTGTGGACAACATGGTCCACCAGTACGCCTGGTACCGGGGCGAGGATGACTACGGCGGTGTTACTGTCACGCAGGTGAACAATATCTGTTGTCTTGGCTACGAGGATATCTACGGTCATAAGTATGACATGATGGACGGTGTTGACCTTCCTAATGACAGCGGCAACGCCGGCAAGTGGCGCATCTGGATGCCTGACGGCACGACCCGCATGGTGAAAGGAGGCACAAGCTCGGGCGTATGGATAACGGCCGTTGCACATGGCAAGTACATGGACGTGGTTCCGGTGGGTTCCGTTTCGGGTTCTTCCTCGACACATTACTGCGATATGTACTACATATCCACCGCAGCCAGCCGTGTGGTTTGTCGTGGCAGCAACGGCGCGTACCCGAATGGCGGTGTCTCGATGTCGAATGCGAATTTCGATTTCTCGAATACGAGCACGATCATCGGTTCTCGTCTGGCCTTCCGCGGTCGGCTCGTCAAGGCGGCGAGCGTCGCT